TTAATGGCTACGCTGTTTTTCCTTGAATTTGGTGAGTTGAACCTTCAGGCTCTCGACACACTGGTCAATACTTTCCTCAAATGTGTCACAAGTCTTTTCAACATAAAGGTCCTTGCCGGTCACACCCACAGTCACGCAGGCTTGCTTGTTGAGAGCGGTGGCAGGCTTCACCACTTTTAATTGCACCTCTACTTTCTGAATATCTTCATAAGTTTTTTCCAACTTGGCGATTTTCTTTTCGACAAACGCCTGTAACTTCTCGGTAGCGTCGAAATGTATCGACTGAATCTTAACTTCCATAATTACCTCCTTTTTATTTAATTAAAGAGTTACGCCCTTGGATGGGCTTCTTGATATACTCGCTTGAGTTGCTCAAAGGTGGTATGGGTGTAGATTTCTGTGGTAGAGAGACTCTCATGACCCAACAGTTTCTTCACACTTTCCAGACCAGCCTCGTGATTGAGCATAGCGGTAGCGAAGGTATGGCGGAGCACATGGGGCGACCGTTTGCTGAGCGTGGACACAAGCGACAGACATCGCTTCACCTCGTTTCTTACCTGGTCACCGCTCATCCTCTCTCCCTTGCGAGTCACAAACAGGGCGCCGTTACCGGCCTTGACCTGCTCATCACGCACCCTTATATATATTAATAAGGTATGCTCCAGTTCCTCACCCAGAGGGATGATGCGCTGCTTGTTGCGCTTTCCCAACACTTTGACAGCATGGTTAGCCCAGTCTATCGCCGTGTCGTCCAGTCCTGTCAATTCAGAGAGACGTATGCCTGTCTCGTAAAAAGTCATCAGCATCGTCCGTGCCCTTACGCTTTCGAAGTCATCACCCCACTCCACCACATCCAGAAGCCGGTTCATCTCCTCTTCTTTCAGAAATTGCGGCAGGGGTTTTGCCTTCTTCGGGCCCTTAATCATCCTCGACGGGTCGCGGGCTACCTTTTGGTGAGCCAGAGCATAACGGTAAATCGAGCGGAGAGCACTCAGTCTGCGATTAACAGAAGTGGCCCTGTTGCCTTTATCCATCATGCTTTCCATCCATCCACGGATGACATCGGCATCGACAGTCTCCCAGGAAAGCAGCATGTCCAAATTTTTGAAATATGCCTCAAAAGCCTTCAGGTCTTCGGCATAACTGCTAACAGTCAACTCTGAACGGTTCTTTTCAAACCGCAAGTAGTCCAAAAATTCGCCAATCATCGCCATCGCGCCTATTACATTACTGTTTTCGGCAACGAATATACGGAAATTAATTCAAACTACCAAATTTTCGGAGGAAAAATTATTCCTCTTCCTGACGGAGCTTCTGTACGTAGATGGCGTGTTCCATCTTGAGACGCTTCAAAACAGAAGGCTTATCAAACTGCTGACGAGAGCGGAGTTCCTTAATAACACCTGTCTTTTCGAATTTTCTCTTGAACTTCTTGAGAGCTCTTTCGATGTTCTCACCATCTTTTACTGGTACAATAATCATTGTCTTGTTTTTATTAATTAATTATGTTAAACTTATTGCTTTCGGGCACACGCCCAATAATAGCGGCTGCAAAATTACTGCTATTTTGTCACTTGGGCAAGTTTTTTCCCCTATTTTTTCACAAAACGGCTGAAATTGTTGCATTTACGCCGTTCTGCGCCACTATCTCCAGCCCATTCCAGCCCATAGATACGCCCTCCGCAGCCCCCGTTTTTGGGGCGGAGATTATGGATGGAAGTCGGGGAAGGACTGATGCGGAAAGGGGGATTTACATTCACATTTCTACTACTTTCATAGTTGGAGATGAATGCAGCCTCCTTAGCAACACACAGCTTTTTCACCTCTTCAACCTTACCAAATATCAGCAGGAGGGCAACACCTATTTATATTATATAAGTTAGCAACTACATGCGACGTTGCTCTTCGTTACCCGCACCGGTACCGCGGAACTTGCTGCGTGTATTGTTGAAACTATAACTTACCGTGAACTCAACCTTGCGCATCGTATTATTGCCTACACTCCAGCTCAGCACATCGGCAGTCTGCATCCACTTACGGTTGGAGTACGTATTAAAGAGGTCGGTCACCGACAAGTTCAGATTCCACTTGTTTTTGGCCAACGCTTTTGATATATTCATATCCACCCTGAACTGCTGATGACTGTTATTCAGCCCGTCGTGTGCCAGAGATGAATACAGGATATTACAAAATACATAAGTATCCTTGGGCAGCACCACCATATTCTTGACCGATGCCTTATAGAGAGGTTTGTCGAACTTTCCGCCTTGGAATGTGATGAACTGCTGACTGTAAGAAGCCTCAACCGTAGGACGCCAGGCACCCAACTGGAAACCATAAGCAGCCCCAAACGACAGGCTTTTATAGGTATGCAGATTGATAGTACGCAGAGCCAGCACGGAGTCCACTTGCTCCAATGGGAAATATGATGTGAGCAGACGATTCCGGCTAAATCGGCCATTTGCCATAATCTTCAGTTTGCCGAAACTGGCCACCAGACCCAATTTATGGATATTGGCACTACGCAGCAATGGATTTCCCACTTCATAAACATAATCCGACACAAAACTCGTAGAATTGTTAAGCTGTCGATAAGTAGGACGCGCCACACTATAATCGTAAGAAAGAGACACACGATTGCTGCCTTTGGTATAAGCCACTACTACTGAAGGATATAGGAGTGTACTCGTATAGCTGGCATCAGCATCATACTTGTTGTTGGAATAATAGTTGAAATTGATATGTTCTGCTCGAAGACCCAATGAGAGCGAGAAATCTTTCAGCCTGACATAGCCATCCCAAAACAGGGCATAATTGTTCTGTTCTGAAACGCTCTTACTGCTACTCATAGCTGTCTTCAGCGTACCCACGATGCCATTGTCTGCATCAATCCTGGTGCGCGACACCTCGCCACCTATCTTCATATCCATTCCCCATAAAGGGAAGCCATACACAGCTTTACCGGCATACAGCCACGAGTTGAAATGGTTTGATTCCAACAGAGTTTTCCTCTCTTTGACGAAGTACTTGTCCTGACCATACAAACCATTGATATGAAGCATGTCTACATCGGCTTGAAACAACTTGCGTTTGGGCATTTCATGACGATAGTATCCATTGACCAGATGATAGTTCTGCCGTATGGAGTAGTCGGCATCCCAACTACGCTCCAATCTCCTACTGCCTTCATAGAAGCTCTCTGTCTGGGCTGTACCTCTACAAACATTCTGCTTGGGATGCAACATATAGTCATACTTAAGGCCGGCCGACACACCATTATCCGCTGTATAGTTGAAACCCATAGCCCCTCCCAATTGTGACATTTTATTATTGGCATCATTGCGACTGTCTACAGAACGCTTGCCAAATGCCAAGTGCTCTTCGCTACGTTCATGCTGAGCAGCATGGGCATACTGAAGATTTCCGAAGAAATCCCACCGTTTCACGCGATAGTTAAGGTCGGCAAATACGGCCTCTCCCACACGGTTCTTCTCCGTAAGTTGGCCAAACAGCATACCACTCCATCCATCGCCTTGCTTTCTGATAGTAGTAATACGTATCACAGACTCTGTCCCCGACGGATATTCAGGGCCTGGTGTCATGATTATCTCGACCTTCTTTATCCGAGAAGGCACTATTCGTTTCAGTTCTTCTTGCCGCAGAATACGCCGGTTGTCTACATAATATATAGGAGCACCTCGCCCGAACACCTTGACATCCTTGCCATCGGTCGTTATGAAAGGCAACTGCCCGAGCATATCGTTGAGAGAACCTATCTTGGCCAATGGGGTTTGCTCTATATTGGCTACCAGTCCTCTATTGTCAAAGCGCACGGCATCAGCCTTTACCACTACTTCTTTCAAAGCCGTCACCTCTGCCGCCAAGGGGATGTCACCCATGTCTCCACCGCCAACTACCCTGCGTTCTTTGCTCGTATAGCCCAACATAGACATACGCACCAAAGCCTCTTCGGGAACATCGCTTATCTCGAAGCTACCATCATCACCACTTGTCGTACCTTTCACGAAAGTAGTATCTGGCAATGCATATACCACCACATTGGTATAAGCCAAGGGAGTACCTGTTCCCTGCTCTACCACCTTCCCCTTGACCACGCACTGCGCATTAGCCACTTGGAATACCATACTGAGCAGGCTCACCACTAAAATCAACACATTCCTTTTCATGGTCATTTCATTTTAAGATGTTTATAATAAGCCTCCAGATACGAGTGCAACATCTGCGGCGAACGAAGTACAGGAACACAAGCATCTGTTTGGAAACAATCATTTTTTACCCACAGCCTATCATTTGCATAGTCTGCATCGTATTCAAGGCAACAATGTATATACTTTACATTCCTACCCGTCAAACCACCACTACAAACGATATCATAAGCCTTATACAACATTCGTTCCTTTATCCTTAAGAAGCGCTCAAAGTTAAAAAAAAAACGGTTTTACCAAAACAACCATTGACTTTTTTGCATTTAATTTCTACTAATTGCTTACAATTGTAAACTATCTATGCTATTTTAGCTACAAATCATATAAATTTTCTCATCACAAACCGAACCCAAACAGTTTACATACCGTCGTACCCGACTATTTTTTTATACATATAACGAAGAATGATGGGATGGCGCAATTTGTTTACTATGCATTAGCTCTGGCGAGTGGACATTTCGTGGTTATCACTATGCCGACGGCTGTGATTTCCAGAGATGGCTGGCAAGCCTTGCGGAGTCTGGACTTGCCCTTTGTTTTCACAGAGGCTGCCGGCGCTTTCGCCGAGGACATCGTCAGAATTGCCGAGGGTATCTTCACACTTCCCGAGGGTACCTTCACGGTCGCCGAGGGTACCTTCAGAATTATTGCGAGGAGGGATATGGATATTTCATGGCTTGAAATGATTGTTGCGGAGCTTGATACTGGTATTGCGTGTCACGAAATTACTCTGATGGGATGCTGCATGGGAATGTGAGCGGCTAACGGATGAGCGAAGCGGGTAATAGGTGCGACGAAGTGGACAAACTTGCAGACAAAGCGGGCAACGGATGTAGCAAGATGGGCTGCCGTGCACAACAAAGTAGGCTGCCGTGTACTATAAAGTGGGCTGCAATGTACTATAAAGTGACTGCCCTTATATATATAATAATGTAGGGAATGGTAGAAATGGCGATTTGCCTGTTGGCGGAGATTGCTACAACGCTGGGAGCGGCCGGGAGGGCGGCTGGGCTTCTATCCACTCTTCCTCGGACTATCGTGGATATCCTTGAGGCTGTCATGGATATCCTCGGGGCTGTCTTGGATATTTTTGGAGTTGTCACGGATATTCTTGAGACCGTCGCTGATATCCTTGGGACTGGGGTGGCTCAACCTCTTGTCCATCCCGCCGCCACAGCCAGCCACACGGCGCTACCACTGGTCACCGCTATAGCCATTGTGACGGAAGGGGAATTCGTCCTCTTCCTTAGGGACAAACATCGAGTCGTCTTCGCTCTCGCCGTCCATACGGGCAAGCGTCTGGCTGTTCTTGAAACAGGTCTCGAGATAGTCGTTGCGATGAAAATATCTGCCGAGCACCTCGCGGTAGTCATCAAAGGCCTGCGGCGATGGCGTCTCGGTGAATATACGGGCAATCGCAGCCTCAACCTCATCAATGTCGCAGTCCTCGGCCAAACAGGAGAGCGCACCCAAGGCATAGGTCCAACCCCGCTTGGCATACCGGGTGACGAGCCTTACCACCCGCTTCCGGCAGACATTGTCTATACGACAGCCGTAGAGCCTCGACACGACCAACACGCCAAGATAATCGAGCCTCGCGTCGCCACACCACGACTCCACGATGTCGAGGAAGTGGTTGCAGTCATCCTCGGGCGAAGCGAGCAGCATCTTCAGCCCCGTCTCGTCCCTACAGTCGATATACTCTTCCACCTCTGCCATGCGGCGCTGGCAGTCCTCGAGTATGCTCACCATCCGCGCGTCGGGCTCTATCCCCACCCCGTGCAGGAAGAACTGGTGCAGGTTGTCTATCAGCGGTTCGTCATTGCACTGGAATGCGAACAGCATCTCCAGAAGGAACTGCGGAGTCTGGTTCTGACAGTAATCTTCGGCATAGAAGAGATTGGGCTCGCCCCGCTCGTCATACTTGTCGATGCAACCCAGCACATCCAGGGCGTCGGAGTCGCGGGCAAGCGCCTTTTCCACATAGTGGCGCGTGTAGCGGTTGTCGGGGCCCTCCCGGCGGCTGCAGTCGTCGAGGAAGAGACGCAGCGCATATCTGTTGTAGTCCCTGCCCTCGCTGTAGGCGGCATAAACGCTGGCGGAATCGGTCCATCCATAGCGCTCGACGAGCTGCCTGTTCTTGTCCACGAAATCGATGCTGCAGTCTACCTCAGCCTCCTGACTCAGCAGTTCGTCTGCCAGCAGTATGGCGAGCCCTCTGCCTATGGCGCTATCCAGCTCGTTTATCATCGGAGCCATCTCGCGCCTGTCCACCTGCGTCCTGCCCACATAGGGGTATAGCATCAGACGACGCACCGAGCTCTCGTCTACCTCTACGGTCATCACCATATCGCGGGCCGTCACCCAGTCCCTGACCTTCACGTCTACTATCACTTGTATCATATCTTCCATTTCCATTATGCTTGCCGGCACCATGCCAACAGTCTGCAAAATTAACGAAAATCATTCCGTCCACAGCACTCGGGATACGTATAAAACTCTGCCGGACCCACTTTTTCTCCCTACTTGTCATGGCCAGACAAAAAAGTGTGCCCTTTTGCACCCATTACTCGTTTTTTATTTTTACCTTTGTCACACATTGACAATCGCATTACACCTATTTATATTATATAGACAATGAAGACATCTAAGAAGTGGACCATCCACATTGCCTGTTATGTGATAGCTGCCCTCGCGCTATCCTTTCTCAACGAGTTGCACCCTGCGGTGAAATACCGCACAGAAGTAATCGAGCCACAGACCGAGGCCCTGCAGCCCACGGCAGTCATCGACCTGGACAACGACAACCCCTATGCCTACGCCGGACAGGAGAGCGACGGCAAGCTGTATATCTATGCCGACAGACAGCTGGCGGTCATGAACCCGCGCGTCTCCGAGAACCGCAATCTGACATTCATGCAGATTGTCACCGCTGCCGACGGCGCTATGGAGCTCCACGTCAAGGGCTTCATCAATGTCGACGCCCAGGGCCACTACTCGCTCGATGATGCCGACAATGTGGGCAAGCCTATGGTCATCAAGCAGATCAAGGACGGCGAGCCCATCATGCAGAACATAGCCAATATCGACACCAAGCGGTATAAGATACGCCTCCTGCGCAACGCCCCTCTCGGCATCAATGCCGACGCCGTGGCCGAGGCAGCCCAGCGCGTGAGCCCCGACTACACCCCCACACCCCAGCCCGACCCACAGCAAGAGAAGGTGCAGGAGTATATCCACAACAAGAGCCTGCTGGTCTACAAGAGTACCGTCTTCTACTCGCTCCTGGGCATCACCGTGCTGGCAGTGATCATGGCCATCCTGCTCTTTGCCGAGCGCGACGAGATAGAGTTGGGTCCGAAGAACAAGATAACCACCTGCGACGACGAGCTGACCATCAGCACCGAGTACCAGAAGATGCCCAGGCTGCTCCTGGTGAGCAACTATCTCTTGCTGGCCCTCATCGCCGTCATCACGGTATGCCTCTGCGTGCCCCAGCTGACCGAGACCATCTTCGCCAATCTCTTTGCCGGCTTCTTTGAAGGTCTGGGCGCCATCATCATGCTCACGGCACTGGCCTGCGCCATGGCCTACAACTGCTGGATGATGAGCCGCCACATCAAGGCTGCCGAGGCCTGCGACACCGACAAGGGCTTCCGGCTCACTGCCGTCGAGATACTGATGGTGATTGTGGTCAACACCGTGGTGGTGGCCATGTGGCTGCCCGTGTCACTGATACCCGTCTTCGGCATCAACGTGATACTCGCCCTGCCCAACATCATCATCGCCTATGCCACCAGCGTCCACCGCTCCGAGCTCCACTGGATGCTGCCCGTCCACGAGATATACAAGTGGATAAGCGGCTTCACCGTGCTGGCCATCGTCGTACTGCTGTGGATATTCAACTGTCTGCTCCAGGGCAAGGTGCGCAGCGACAAGCTCGAAGCCGCCGCCAACGCCAAACGCCAGCTCTCTGAGGGCAACGACTTCTATGCCACCGGAGAAGACGGCAAGCTGCACCACTTCCAGCGCGTAGGCTCCAGCGACGAGTGGCGCGACCTCAGCGATGAAGGCGGCCAGATCTACTACCGCAATGGCACCGTATTAACACGTGCTGCCTACTAACCGAAGATGACATCAGAGACAGCCACACTACTTTACCGGCGTGTAGAGGCACTTGCAGACCTCGACAGCGATGCCGTCGAGGTGCGCAACAGGAGTCTGCACGCCGCCCTGGCGCAGGTGTGCCATGAGGGAGTCAAGGACACAGGCATGGTCTTTGGCAACCTGTTTTCGCAGGTCGACTACCTGTGTCGCAGCCGTGCCGTGGGCGCCGCCGACAGGCAGGAGATACAGACCATGCGTCGCCACTCCAACAGCACCGAGCCCATCGCCGACGCCGACTGGCCCTACGACCTGCGTGCGCTGGCTCTGCTCGTGTCGGCAGTCACCTCCACCGACGTGCCCTCGACCCTCGTGGGCCGTCTGCCCGTCATGGGGCGTCCCGCCGACCTCAGCCACACCATAGACCGCCGCTATCTGCGCTGCGTGGTCACCGACCATGACGACCAGCTTATCCACGTCCATGCCGACGGCGAAGGCACGGGCGATACCTACACCGTCGACTACACCGCCCACAGCTATCTGCAGCCCCTGCTCAAGCGCGGCATGCAGCTCAACCTCATCGACTGCCACAAGGGCAAGCACCTCGAGCCCGGGCTCATCATCGTCGAGCCCGACTATCTGCTCGACATCAGCCAGATAGCGCGCTGCTTCACCGACTACGGCCATCATCCCCTCGCCTATGTCGCCAACAGGCTCAGCCCTGCCGCCAACTCCTATGCCATACTTCTGGGTAACTTCGCCGGGCGCGCCCTCGACGACATCATCAACCACCCGACGGACTACGACTGGCTCGACACCCTGCGCACCAACTTCCGCGAGCGGGCGCTCGACTACTGCACCTGCCCCGACTTTGCCGGCGGAGCCACATTCAAGAGCGACGCCAAGGCGCAGGTCGACAATCTGTGCGGCATCGTAGACAATCTCTTCGCCCCCGACCCCGCCTCGCGCCGCCGTCCCTACAGGCGCGACCGGGCCATCCTCGAACCTTCCTTCGTGTGCGAGCGGCTGGGCATCCAGGGGCGTATCGACCTCATGACCACCGACATGCGGCTGCTGGTCGAACAGAAGTCGGGCCGCAACTACAATATCGAGCGCGGATATGCCAACCAGTATGGCTCCTTCCAGAAGGAGGACCACTATGTGCAGCTGCTGCTCTATGCAGGGCTGCTGCGCCAGAACTTCGGGCTGGGCCGCCGCAAGACCGACATACGCCTGCTCTACTCCAAGTATCCCCTGCCCGGCGGACTGGTAGCCGTCAACGAGTACCAGGCCCTCTTCCGCGAGGCTATAGCCCTGCGCAACCGCATCGTGGCGCAAGACTACGCCATAGCCCACGACGGTTTCGGCAGCATCATCGACCAGCTCACCCCCGAGACCATCAACGAGCGACAACTGTCTACCCGCTTCTTCTCCGACTACATTCTGCCCCAGCTCCAGCGCCTGCTCACTCCGCTCCACACCATGAGCGCCGTAGAGCACGCCTACTTCTGCACCATGGCGACATTCGTGATGCGCGAGCAGCTGGCTGCCAAGGTGGGCAGCAATGAGGGCGTAAGTGTCAGCATGGCAGACCTGTGGAACATGCCGCTCGCCACCAAGCGCGAAATGGGCAACATCTACACCGGGCTCACCATCACCGGCAAGGAGAAGAGCAAGGGACGCGGCGGATGGGACATCGTCAGCCTCGACGTGCCCGACCAGGGCGAGGACTTCCTGCCCAACTTCCGCCCGGGCGACTCGATATATCTCTATGCCTACACCGACACGCCCAACCCCACCGGCGCCATCCTCTTCAAGGGTTCGATAGTGGCGATGAGCCAGCACAGCATCACCGTGCACCTCAACGACGGCCAGCAGAACGAACATATACTCGCCGACAGCACCTATGCCGTAGAGCACAGCGGTTCCGACAACACCTTCACCGCCAATCTGCGCAGTCTGAGCGAACTGATACACGCGCCGAGCGACCGCCGACAGCTGCTCCTCTCGCAGCGCGAACCCACAGCCGACACCTCGCGACGGCTCACCCGCCCCTACAGCCCCACCTACGACGCCACGCTGCTCAAGGTCAAGCAGGCCAACGACTTCTTCCTGCTCGTGGGCCCGCCGGGGACCGGCAAGACATCGATGGCGCTGCGCTTCATGGTCGAAGAGGCACTCTGCGACGCCGACGCATCGCTGCTGCTCACCTCGTACACCAACAGGGCGGTAGACGAAATCTGCGCCATGCTCACCGAGGCGGGCATAGACTATCTGCGCATAGGCAACGAGTACACCTGCGACCCCCGCTTCCGCGACCAGTTGCTCGACAGGCGTGTGGGCGAGACTCCCAGACTCGACCTCGTGCGCCAGACGCTGCTCTCAGCCCGCGTGGTCGTGGCTACCACCACCACGCTGCAGAGCCGCACGCCCCTCTTCACGCTGCGCCGCTTCTCCCTGGCCATCATCGACGAGGCCAGCCAGATACTTGAGCCTTCGCTGATGGGGCTGCTCACCCATATCGACAAGTTTGTCATGGTGGGCGACTACAAGCAGCTGCCGGCAGTGGTGCAGCAGCCCGCCGCACTGTCGCAGACCACCGACCCGCTGCTCACAGCCATCCATCTCACCGACTGCCGCAACTCGCTCTTCGAGCGGCTTTACCGCCGCGAGATAGCATTGGGTCGCACGCAGTTTGTGGGCATCCTACGACGTCAGGGACGCATGCACCCCGACATCGCAAGTTTCCCCAACGAGATGTTCTACCGTCGCGAGCAGCTGGAGTGCGTGCCTCTGCCCCACCAGCAGACCGACGTCATCTATCCCACGCCACTGCCCCACGCCGCCGACGGTCTCGACACGCTTCTCCACCATCACCGCCTGCTCTACTTCCCCTCGGCCGGCAATCTCTCGCCCACCCAGTCAGACAAGGTCAACCCCGTAGAGGCGAGGATAGTAGCCCGGATAGTCGGGCGGATATACTCCTACTGTGGCAAGGGCTTCGACCCCGACCGCACGGTGGGCGTCATCGTGCCCTACCGCAACCAGATAGCCATGATACGTCGCGAGATTGAGCAGATGGGCATCGAGCCGCTCACCCACATATCCATCGACACCGTGGAGCGGTATCAGGGGTCGCAGCGCGACGTTATCGTCTACTCGTTTACCATCCAGCACGCCTACCAGTTGGACTTCCTCACCGCCAACTGCATGGAGGAAGACGGCCAGGTGATAGACCGTAAGCTCAACGTGGCGCTCACGCGTGCCCGCAAGCAACTCATCATTACCGGACACGAACCTACGCTGCGCCAGAACGCGCTCTTCGCAAAACTCCTGAACCATATACGCAGCAGAGAGGGATATGCCGAGCCGCAAGAAGAGTAGCCCGGTCGTGGGAACAAGGTTTATCGGCAGAGACCATATCGCAGAGGCTTTGCCACAAACGATTGTGGTGGCCGCAAGGCCCTCGCATAGTTGGAAAACAGACAATTGGCAGACGGGGATAAAAAAATTGGGCAGTCATGGCGTGGCATGGATATTAATCCGGCAAAACGAAATGTGCTCGATTTGAAAAACGAAACGTGCAAAAATCGGGAAAAACGAAACGTTCTAAAAATTTCGCACACACGACACTTTAAAACAACAAAAAAGCAGTCCAAAACGGGCTGCTTTTATAGTTTTTGAACGGCGAACAAACGGCGTTCAAACGAGGTTCAAATTATGCGGCATTAGACTTCACGAGCATCATATCTTTGTAACCTGCATCATAGTTCACATGCGCATTGAACTCGAAACGCTTACAACCTTCAAACGGATTGCCGAGCGTTTTATTCTTGCCTAACCATTCACAAAGCTCAATGATAGATGACTTATCTGATGTGAAATAAACAAACGGCTTTCCTTTGAGCACATTCAACACATCGAGATAGTCAGACAAATGCCAGTACATTTTGTATGTTCCAACCTCTGTGGACAAATAAGGAGGGTCCACTATAAACACCACATTCGGCTCGTCTTTATATTTTTCGTATAGTTCACGATAGTCACATGATTCAATCGTCAAGCCTTCCAGATAGTCCTCACCTGTCGGGTAGTCGTTCTTTCGGATATTATTGTATAATGTCTGCTTCTCCATTTCCTCGATACTCAGTTCGTACTTCATCGAGAACATCACCGATGCCGAGATGGTTATAAAATCAATATAGCCCACCGTTTGCTCCTCATGTCTCAAACGTTCAAACATCTTCTCACGCATCACACCATCTATCCGCTTGTGCTTTGGCGTATTGCCAACTATCTCTCGCAAATCAGCGAGCAGCGCATTTGTCTGAGGTATATGTGCCAATCGCTCGCGGTAGTTGTCGTAGTCGTTATATACCACAGTTGCCTCTGGACGCAAATGCTTCGTTATATGGGACAGCAAACCGCTGCCACCGAACAAATCCACAAACACTGTTTCGTCGTTGAACTGGGGCAGAATCTTGATATACTCCTTTGCAAACATGCGCTTCTGTCCGACAAAAGGCAGAGGTGCTGCCATGTGCATTTTCCCTCTCATACGTTCAGTTCAAATTTTATATTATCCTCACCAGCGAGAAGTCGTTCAGTGGGCTTTATGTTGTTTTCATAGATGTGTACATTCGCCAGGTTCAGCGTGATAGACTTTAGCGGCAAGTCTATCTGTCGAGCCATCAGATAAAGGTGGTAAATGTCTGAAGGCAGTCCGAGGTTTGCATCGGAGCTGCGCTGATATGCCGACACAACCAATGCATCGTCCTCTATTTGAAACTGCACAAGGCTCAGGCACGGTGCCTGGTTGCTCTCTGCATCCGTTGCTCCGAGAAACAGTACATAGTTTTTGCTGTTGCGTTTCTCCTTGTTGATGCGCTCAATAAGTGGTGGCAGTTTCTCCATGTAGGTCGGGTAGCTGTTTACCAATGTCTGGCCACAGTAGTCCCACCATGCTATGCCAGCCTCACGGTATCGCTCCACATTGCGCTCTCCTTGCATAAACAGTTTCAGCTCTTCTTTCAGTTTCTTCCTCGCTATGCCGTGGCTCTCAAATATGTCGAGCAGGTCAGCCGGTGTGAGCGTCAGCTGCTCGTTGAGCAAGTATTTTATCTTGCCTTTTTTGTTCTGTTGGGTCTTGCCTTCAGCAAGCACCTTCCCCAATAATAAATAGTATTTGTTCATCGTATTTTACTTTCGATACGGCAAAGTTACCACGCTTCCGCATCAAAAAGTAACACCACAAGCAAATCACACTGCAAGCCTTTTGCAGCACGTTTTCAAAAGCCTTACGCTTTACTTTCCCCGAGTACCTGAGCGCTACACTCTCGACCATATCGCTTGATGAGCGTGTACACCTTGCGCTCGCTCACATGATAGCGATCTGCAAGTGTCGCCACAATGTATGAGACCTTTTCGCCACCACCGAGCATCACGCGATAGTCGTTGTACAAGTCTATATATTCCACATCTTCGATGCGTATCCCTGCCTGTTGTAGCCTTTTTAACGGCTCTCGGTTAAAATTCAATATCTCAAATACTTTCATTTTCAACTAAATTATGTACCTTTGTATCGCCAATCATTTATAACAACAAAAAACCAGTACGGTGCAGCAGGAGGCATAGGCCCCCGGTTGCGCATCGTACTGGTGTGTTGTTAATAAATGATTGGCGTCTATATTAACAGGCCGGGGGCTTTTTTTACATCCTCCCCCGAAGGGATTTTTAAGCGCTGTACTTGCTCAAATCTATTACATCTTTATTCTTCCAGCCATCTTCCAGCATTTCTTGTATATGCTTAACGGCTTTCGTGTAGAAATCTGCAAGTTCATCAAGCGTTTCAAACGTACGGTACACTGGACTTTCATCAGTGCCGAACTTAAATGTCACTGGCAGCGTTTTTCCGTCCGTCTGGACGGCCAAATCGTATGCAGCCTTATAGTTGTACTGGTTCTCTTGCGAGAGCCACACAGAGGCTCCTTCATAGCTGAAGCCCGACAATATTGCTGCATCCGTTTGTTGGTTGTACCATTTTCTTACGAGGTCTTTTATTTCCTCGTCAGTCGGCTTGTGTGTCAGTTCTGCCTCCATGTAGTCAGCAGTTCCGTCATCATGTTCTTGCACGTCCCAACGAACGCGCCACTTGTTTTTGATGGGGTTCACGCATTCAAGCAGTTTCACCTCCAAACTTCCTTGTGCTCTTTTCATCAACTAAAAACGTATTTGGTTCGACCTTTGCCGAACACTTCCGTCTTGATCGTTGTCTCAAATGGGAAGCCATCCGGCACTTCTTTAATCTGGGCGAGGATATTTTTCATTTCCTCACTGTTGGTAAAGAATTTCCTGGCTTCGCCGTTCATCTCGATCGATACGATGCAGCGGTCTTCACCCTGCTCCGTCTTGATGCCCGTCTCAAAGTCCTTCACGATGATAGGAATGTTTACCAACTCGCGGATACTTACTACTGTACCCGCGAAGCGCTTTTTGCCGTCTTCTGGCTTGTAAGCCACATTTAAGTCCTTAAAACTTTTCATTGTCTTGCCTGTTAATTTATTAAACAAATTGTTACAGTCGGCGTGCTTTGTCATCCCATAAAAGGATGCTGTCAGCTCTCGCCTTCTTTTTCTCGATTTTACCTCGCGCATCTTTCTTGCGAACTTCTGCTTGATGCGTTTCCTTAAACGCACATTGTTTGGCCGTATAACATAGCCCAGAAAGTCTATTCCCTCTGCAGTCGGAAACACTCTCTCATTTGGCTTTACCACCAAATCAATTTCCTGCAGCTGTTCATGTATGATGTCACGAATCATCCATAGTTCCGCTTTCGTTTTACCGAGTACCACGCCGTCATCACAATATCTGTAAAAATAACGTACGCCGTACTTGTCCTTCAGATAATGGTCTAAGAAAACAGACAATAACAGATTCCCCGACCCTTGCGAGCTGCGCAGCCCGAAACTGATGCCCTCAGGCAGAAGGTGCAGAAAGTGCTCCAGCAGTCCTAACAGCACCTCGTCCTTGAACACCCTGCGGTAACACCACATTACAAAATCCGGCTTCACGTTGTCATAGAACCGCCTCACGTCAAACTTATAGCAGTATGTCGTTTCCTCTGGGTCTGCATTCAGATCTCGTTGTATGCACTTCATCAAGTCGTGCGTGCCACGTCCCTTGATGCTCGCCCCCGTAGTTCGTATGAAACGCTTGTGCAGATGTGCGTCCACCACATTCATCACAGCATACACAGCTATGCGGTCTTTCATCGACAATATCTGCAGATGCCGTTCTTTACCATATTCACAGATGATGCGCTCATGATAGCCACCGAGCTTGAACGTACCGTTCTTCAGCTTTACCGTCAGTTCCGCTATCACCTCGTCACGGTGCTCCAGCAGATAGCGACCTTGCCTGCACGTCTTTCGTTTCTTGCCCCGCAACACAGCGTCAAACGCCTCCGACATGTTGCCGTAGTCCGTCACCTCCTCCATGATGTAGCCTTCTCTGCGCATAGGGTCCTCTGTTTCTCGTTTACGGAAGATATGGGCCTTCCTTTCCCCGGGCCAAACTTCTTCGAACCGTTACCGGCCTACCAAACTCTATTGCCCGACACTTGATGTTTCAGCTTTCCGTCCTTTCATGGACGCTGTTGCTGTGGCTCGTTTCCCTCGGCACCACATCGAGGAGCGCGTCCTCATCGTTGTACGCCGATATATTTTGATTTCCAGACGCGAGCCGACATTCGAATTCGCATTCGAAGCATCGTTATTCGCATTCGCATTCGACACACCGCCATTCGCATTCGCATTGTTGTACCCGCGAAAGACCACACGGCCCATTAGGAAACTCTACCAAGATGCAAAGTTACTCATATTCCCGCCAACTCAAGCGATTATACTCAAAATCAGTTGCAAAGCGACAATATTTCAACGAAAACAGCAGCACCACCAGGTTCCCTCGAAATTCCTAAAATTTTTCGACCGGCTTACGCCGGTGATGCCACGTCTTTCGTTTTGTCGCTTCGCTCCCGCTTTGCGCGCTTCGCGTTACGCAACCTCGACTATCGCCTTATACGCAGCCACGCTTTGCGCCCTCACGATTTTGCCGCGGAAGGCCAGACGCGAGCCGACATACGAA